GATTCTCGTCCAGAAGCGTTTTATAACGAATCAGATACATCATTTTCTGGTCTTGGTACACATGCCTCAACAGATCCTTTTGCTGGAAATGTTGTTGAAGCTGGAGTATTGGTTGATACTGGTACAGGTTCACATGGACATACATCTGGAACAGGTGGACCAGTATCAGATGCTGAAAAACTAGGTTCACGTGATGCAACTGGTGCGTTTGGTTCTAATTCTTTAGGTCATGGTGGTGACTTTAACGAAATGGCATTCTCAATTGAACGTGTTACTGTTACCGCAGAAAGTCGTGCATTGAAAGCCGAGTATACTACTGAATTAGCACAAGACTTAAAAGCTGTTCATGGTTTAGACGCTGAGTCTGAATTATCTAATATTCTTTCAACTGAAATTGTATCAGAAATAAATCGTGAAGTTATTCGTACTGTATATGGTGCTGCCAAATTAGGTGCTCAAACTGGTACAACTACTAAAGGTGTTTTTGATTTAGGTGCTGATGCAGATGGTCGTTGGTCTGTTGAGAAATTTAAAGGTTTAATGTTTCAATTAGAAAGAGAAATGAACGTTATTGCTCGTTTAACTCGTCGTGGTAAAGCTAACATCTTAATATGTTCTTCTGATGTTGCATCTGCATTATCAATGGCTGGTGTATTAGATTTTAACCCAGCATTATCTGGTAATAAATCATTAACACCTGACGACACTGGTAATACATTTGTTGGTGTTCTTAATGGTAGATTAAGAGTTTATATTGATCCATATTTTGATGCAGCTGGTGCTTATGAAATGGCATGTTTGGCATATAAAGGTACTTCACCTTATGATGCTGGTATTTTCTATTGCCCATATGTTCCACTACAAATGGTTCGTGCAGTTGGACATGAAACTTTTCAACCTAAAATCGGTTTTAAAACTCGTTATGGATTGGCTTCAAACCCATTCTCTCAAGGTGCAAATGCTGGTTCTGGTTTAACTGCCCGTTCAAATGTATATTATCGTTTATTTAGAATTGACAACTTAATGAGTTAATTTAATATAACAATAATAAACATTAAGAAATTATTAAGGGGTCACTTAGGTGACCCTTTTTTTATGCTTAATATTTGTGTTATAAATATAATATAACTAACTAACAGTATATTATTATGGAAATAAACTCAAATTATTTTAACAACCAATCATTCAAATTTGAAGTAGACTTATGTCCTTCTTTGAGTGGGTTCATCCAGACGATAGGCATTCCATCCATAAATCTAGGTGAAACTCCACATGATACTACATTTATACAAAGGAAAGAACCTGGAGATAGGTTAACCTATGGTACTATAAATATCTCATTTATAGTTAATGAGGATTTACAAAACTGGTTTGAATTATATGAATGGTTTACTGGATTAGGATTCCCAGATAATTTTCAACAATATTCGGGATTTAAGTCAAGAGAATTTTTAACAGAAACTATTGACCATATAACATCAACTGCATTTTTATTGTTATATGATAATAACCAACAACCAGTAATGAAATTATCTTTTTATGATGTATTCCCTACCTCATTATCTGAGGTCACACTGACGACAACTGATACTATGACTAATAATGTTGCTTGTATTGTTGATTTTCAATTTACTAATTTAAAAGTGGAGAAAATAAATAATATAATATGATTACATTAGAAACATTAATAAAAGAATCTAAATCCGATTTAGAAATTGATATATTAACTATTGGTGATCAAAATGGTGAAATAGTTAATACACAATTAATGATTGGGAAATGGCTAGAATATCAACAAATATATAAGTCTAAGTTATTAACTATATCTATAGAATATAAAAAAATAACAGCATTAAGAACTTTGTATTATTATGGTAAATTATCTGATAAAGAAATAAATGATTTAGGTTGGGAAATACATGGTAATAAAATATCTAAATCTGAATTAATGTCATGGATAGATTGTGATAAATATATAAGTGAATATAAATTAAAATATGAAATGACAAAACAGACATTATACTTAATAGATAAAACATTAGATTTATTGGGTGACAAACGATGGTCTGTTAAGAATTTAATTGATTTTAAACGATTCATGGAAGCTTCTTGACGGATAATAATCATATTATAATTCATAAACTGGATGAGTCTTATCTGCAAATTGATTCTCCGGAAATGTATATACTCAAAGAATTAGTTGATTATTTTACATTTAAAGTTCCTGGTGCAGAATTCATGCCCACATATAAAAAGAAAATATGGGATGGTAATATAAGATTATTTAATCCCGTTGACAGAAAAATATATACAGGATTAAAAAATAAAGTAATAGAATTCTGCAACATCAACGGATATGGGGTTGTTGATACTGAGACTCCCGACCCTAATACAGAGTTCAACAAATCAGACATGGGTCAATTATCTCGTTATATTTCTCCAAAGTCTAAGGGTAAAGATATTGTCTACCGAGACTACCAGCTTGATGCCATTATGCACGCGATTAACAACAGTCGTGCCGTGTTGTTGTCTCCTACTGCTTCCGGTAAATCGTTGATAATATACTCTATTATTAGATTTTTCTTGTTACATCCAGATTTAAACGATAAGAAAGTTCTTATAATTGTGCCCACCACATCATTAGTGTCTCAAATGTATGGTGACTTTAAAGATTATGGATTCAACGTTGAAAAGTCGTGTCATAAAATCTATCAAGGGCAGTCTAAAGATACTGATAAATGTGTAATTATATCAACTTGGCAGTCGATATATAAACTTAAACGAGAATATTATGATCAATTTGGTTTAGTTATTGGTGATGAATGTCATTCTTTTAAATCGAACTCTCTTATAAAAATAATGAATAATTTAGTTCATTGTAAATATAGGTTTGGTACAACCGGCACATTAGATGGTACACACACACATAAATTAGTATTAAATGGATTATTTGGTGACATAAAACAAATAACAACAACAAAAAAGTTAATAGATTCGAACACATTATCTGATTTTAAAATACAATGTATTGTATTAAAATATAAAGAATCTCAATGTAAAGAAGTAAGAAAACTTAAATATCATGAAGAACTGGATTGGATAATATCTAATAAACGAAGGAATATAATAATAAGTAACTTAGCACAATCCTTAAATGGTAATACTTTAATATTATATAATTATGTAGAAAAACATGGCATACCATTACATAAATTAATAAAACATAATATTAAAAATAAGTCTATATATTTTATTTCTGGACAAGTATCAGCTGATATTAGAGAAGAAATAAGATTAAAGGTTGAGAATAATGATACTGAATCTATAATAATAGCATCATATGGAACTTATTCTACGGGTATCAATATAAAAAATCTACACAATATTATATTTGCATCTCCAACGAAAAGTCGTATTAGAAGTTTACAGTCAATTGGGCGTGCATTACGTAAAAGTGATAATAATAATATATCAATTTTATATGATATTGTTGATGATTTAAGATATAAGAAATATGTAAACTTTGTATGTAAACATTTTTATGAAAGATTAAATATATATAATGAAGAGAAATTTAACTTTAAAATTAATAATATGAATATAGAATGACAATATATGTTATTAAATTAATTACAAATGAATTTATCATAGGTGACTTAGAATATGATGAGGATAATGGTGGTGTTAATATTACAAATATATTAAAATTATCATATAAAGAAAACAACATATATATTATGGAAGATAATATATTTACAGATGACATTACATCATTTTTATCATATGATAAAATAATAACAATTAACAATCCAACAAATGAAGTAATGATGATATATAATAAATTCACATCGACAATTGTGACTGAAAATACTATGGATGATCTAATAGATTTTAAACCAATTGGAAAATACTATATTAATTAAAACTTTAACCCCCAACAGAACCATAATAACATAAAATTGATGAATTGTCAAGCTGGTTGACAAATAGGTAATATTAGTGTATAATACATATTATGTGTATTTAATTATGGAGAATATAAATGAAGAAAGGGTATATTAAAAAAACCCAACATTATGTTGATAATTCTGAGTTTTTAAAACAGATGATAATATATAGGACATCATATGTTAATTATAAGTCTTATTCAGATACTGTTGGTAATCGTTACTCATGGTATATTATCGATATAGACATTAATATATATATTTTAGAAAATCTTATTTTACCAATACCCCGACAGAGTTATCATTTATATAGAGTTTCGCCTAAAGTATCATCATATATATGTGAATGTATAATGAAAATATCCGAGGGTTTATCGTACAGACCTAATTTTATAAATTATACTTATAGAGATGATATGGTTAGTGATGGTATTGAGAATTGTTTATTATATATTAATAATTTTAATCCTGACAAGTCAGATAATCCGTTTTCATATTTCACTCAGATAATATATTTTGCATTTATTAGAAGAATTCAGAAAGAGAAGAAACAATTATATATCAAATATAAATCGATATATAGTTCTAATGCATTAGAATCTGATGGTATGAATGATAATGACGTTACTAGCGTTAAGGATTCTTATTTAGATTATATTAGGGATAATAGAAGTAATATTGATAAATTCTTACATGAATTTGAGAAATTTCAGGAAGATAAGCGTATATCACGTAACAGTGTTAAACCTGTAAAACTTAAGAAAAGTGAGAAACATAATGAAAATAGCATTGATAACTGATACACATTGGGGAGCCAGGAACGATTCTTTATTATTTTATGATTATATGATGAAATTTTATGATAATATATTTTTTAAAGAATTAAAGGATAGACATATTAATACGGTTATTCATTTGGGTGATGTAGTAGATCGTAGGAAATTTATAAATTTTAATATATTGCATAAATTTAAGAATGGGTTTCTTAAAAAGATTTATGATAATGAAATTGATATGCATATTATTATAGGTAATCATGATACTTATTTTAAGAATTCTAATAAAGTTAATGCAATGGATTCTTTGATAGATAGTAATAATGTACACTCACCTAAAATTTATTCTTCTATTGAAACTGTTGAGTTTGATGGGGTTGATATATGTATGTGTCCGTGGATAAATGATGATAATTATAATGAAGTGGATAGTCATATATCTGATACTAATGCTGATATTTTAATGGGGCATTTAGAGATATCTGGGTTTTTGATGAATGGTGGTATTAAATGTATTGATGGTGTTGATAAATCTAAATTTAATAAATTTGATGTTGTATATAGCGGACATTTTCATCATAAATCTACAGATGGAAATGTTACATATCTAGGTAATCCTTATGAGTTAACTTGGTCGGATTATAAAGATAAAAGAGGATTCCATATATTTGATACAGAGACACGTGAGTTAGAATTTATACAGAATACTTATACCATGTTTGAGAAGATTGAATATTATGATGATATGACTGTTGATTATCTTAAATATACTGGTAAATTTGTTAAGGTTATTGTTCGTGAAAAGTTGGATATATATAAGTTTGATTTATTTATTGATATGTTGTATAAAAATAATGTAGCCGATGTTGATATTATAGATGATATTGAAATTGAAGATAGATTAAATGAAAATGTATTATCATTAGAAGATGATACTATATCATTATTATCAAAATATATAGATGGATATGATGTTAATGTAGATAAATCTAGATTGAAGGTTATATTGAATGATGTATATATGGATGTTCTGAGAGAGATGTAGTATATGATTATATTTGAAAGAATTAGATGGAAGAATTTTTTATCTACTGGTGATAGGTTTACGGAGGTTGAGTTAAATGTTAATCATTCTACATTAATAGTTGGAGATAATGGTTCTGGGAAATCTACTATATTGGATGCACTTACTTTTGGATTGTTTGGTAAATCATTTAGGAAGATTAATAAACCCCAATTAGTTAATTCTGTTAATAATAAGGATTGTGTAATTGAGATAGAGTTTACAATAGGAGATAATGAATACAAGGTAATCCGCTCAATTAAACCTAATAATTTTAGGTTATATATAAATGATATTTTACTAGATCAGGATTCAAAGATTAAAGATTCTCAAAAGTATTTAGAATGTAATATATTAAAATTGAATTATAAATCATTTACACAAACTGTTTTATTAGGGTCTGCCACGTTCATACCATTTATGCAGTTGAATACATCAGATAGACGAGATATAATTGAAGATATCCTTGATATTAAGATATTTTCCATTATGAATGAGAATATTAAGGTTAAAAGTTCTGAGTGTAAGGTGGAATTATTGGATGTATCGGGTAGAATAGATCTATTAGAACAAAAAATATCATTACAAGAAGGATATATTAAAGATACTGAGCGTAATACTGATGATATTATTAAACGAAATGATAATAAGATATTAACGTATAACTTAAATATTAAAGAACATGTTGACAAGATTAAAGAAAATGAAATTAAAATTGTTAATATATCTGATGATGTTTTGGATATTACTGAATTGAAGACACGTAAGGTTGCTATTGATAAGATAAGGTATAAACTTGAGAATATAATACGTACTAAAGTTGATATGATAGAATGGTTTCATAATAATGATGAATGTCCATCATGTAAACAAAACATATGTTCCGAATATAAAGAGTTCATGGTTAGTGATTGTGATACTAAGGTTGATAAAATTAATTCATCATTAAGTGAAGTTGTTTTAGAATGTGAAAGAATAAGTGAGAATATAGAAAGGGTTGAGTTAGTTGAACGTGAAATTTCAGAATATAAATCAATTATTGCAGAGTGTAATTGGAATGTTGAACATATTAATAATAATATAACATCCATTCAAAATGAAACTGAAACAATGCAAAATGATAATACTTCAATCAATGGGTTATATGACGATCTTGAATCATATACTCACGAACATGATGATTATGTAGAACGAAAACGAGAGTTATTGGAAGATAGACATTATTATGATATTGTGTCTAGGATATTAAATGATGATGGTGTTAAGAATTCAATAATAAGATATTATTTACCTCTTATTAATAATTATATTAATAAGTATCTTAGGGAGATGAATTTTTACGTTAATTTCCAATTGGATGAGAAGTTTAATGAAACTATAAATTCTAGGAATCGTGATAAGTTCACATATAGTTCCTTTTCTGAAGGTGAGCGAATGCGAATTGATTTGGCTTTATTGTTCACGTGGAGAGATATTGCAAGGATGAAGAATTCAGTAAACACTAATTTATTAATATTAGATGAAGTATTTGATTCTAGTTTAGATTTTAATGGTACTGAAGATTTTTTGAGGTTGATTGGATTTTTTGTGGATCATAATATATTTATTATATCACATAAAGGTGATATTTTATATGATAAGTTTAAGAATATAATATCGTATAAAAAGGTTGGTAATTTCAGTATTATTCAATAATACTTGACAATTATGTAATTATGTGTTATACTTGTATTGATTGAATGATAATTGAGGATATAAAGTAATGTCTATGACAAATATGCAGAAACGGAAACAATTGAAGAAGATAAGAAGAACGAAACTTATCACGAAAAAATATAATATTGAAAAGATGATGATGGGGATGAAAAGAAAATTCGATAGGATGAGACGATTTTCTTCAGATAACTTATCAGAAAGAATGGTGGAGGAAGATACCCAAAGTAGATATGAATTGGAATATAAAGATGAACAGGAGAGTACAACATGATAATTAGTGAGAAAACACAACAAATTTTAAGAAATTTTGCATTAGTAAATCCATCAATTTTATTGAATAGTGGTAGCCGTTTGTCGTCTATGTCTATTATGAGAAATGTTTTGGTATCTGCTGATGTTGATGAAGTATTTCCTAACAAGATAGGCATATATGATTTGCCTAGATTTTTATCTAATTTACAGATATATCCTAATTTGGAATTTATGGAAAACTGTATTATGATGTCAAATGATGATAGAACTTATGAGTTTAGATCTTCGGATGAAACTGTAATTGTTCATCCTAAAAAAACATTTAAGATGGGTGGTTCTGACCATAATCCCGACAATAGTAAGGATTTCCCAGAGATTGATTTTTCAGTTGTCTTGTCTGATGATTGTTTGCAACGAATTAAGAAAGTATCTTACATTAATTCGTTGCCAGATTATGCATTAATGACGGATAGTGGCATTATTTATTTTGTGGCAATAGATAAAAAGAGTGATTTATCGGATATTGCTAGAGAACCAGTTGGTAAATCTGATGATGATTTCAAGATATATTTTAAGTCTGAGAATCTTAAGTTATATGATGGTGCGTATGAGATTGATGTTTCTGGTGGTAAATTAGCAACATTTAAACATCAGAGTGAATCTATTCAATATTGGGTGTCATTGGAGTCTGATTCTTATTATAAGTCTGTTTGATTGATGTATATATTATGGGGTTTTTATTATGAGTGATAATTTTTTATGGGTGGAAAAATACAGACCTAAAACTATTAATGACTGTATATTACCAGATGGTATAGGTAGAACCTTTAGTTCTATAGTGGAAAACGGTGTTATGCCTAATCTGTTGTTATCTGGTGGACCGGGTGTTGGTAAAACTACGGTTGCAAAGGCTTTGTGTGAAGAATTGAATTATGATTATCTCTTTGTTAATGGTACTGAAGATAATGGTATAGATGGTATACGTACTACTTTGAGACAATATGCATCATCAGTATCTTTGGATGGAAAAGATAAAGTTATTATTATTGATGAGGCTGACTATTTATCTCATATGGCACAACCAGCTTTACGTGGATTTATTGAAGAATTTTCACATAATTGTAGGTTTATTTTCACATGTAATTTTAAGAATAAGATAATAAAACCACTACATAGTAGGTGTAGTGTTGTTGACTTTAATATAGATAATAAAGAAAAGTCTAAATTAGCTTCTAAATTTTATAATCGTCTGTGTTATATCTTAAAGGAAGAAGGTGTTACATATGAATCAGATGTTGTTAGATCATTATTAGTTGATTATTTCCCAGATTGGCGTAGGTGTATTAATGAATTACAGTCATATTCTAGTAATGGTGTAATTGATGTTGGCATATTATCGGATGTTACTGATATTAAAGACTTATGTGTTTCATTAAAAAATAAAAAGTTTAGTGAAATGAGAAAGTGGGTGGTGTCTAATTTAGATAATGATGTTAATACTATATTCCGACTGATATATGATGGGTTATATCAGTATGTTGAGAGTCGGTCAATCCCACAGGCTGTTATTATTCTTGGTGAGTATCAGTATAAATCATATTTTGTTGCAAACGATGAGATTAATTTAGTTGCGTGTTTGACTGAATTAATGGTTGAATGTGAGTGGAAATGATATGAGTTATGACCTTTTTAAAGATTATGTTAATTCTATATCATATACGAAGGAGAAGTTATTAGATTCTGATGATGAAAATTGGACAACTAATTATAGTCCATATATGATATGTAAAGTGTTTTCTATGTATAAGGATACTATTTTATATTCAAACGAAATGAATATGTTACATCACTTAGATAATAAGTTACAGTTTGATTATTTACTAAATATAATACGTCCGAGTAAGCGATATGCGACTTGGCCAAAGAAGAAAAAACATAGGGATTTTGACTTTGTTAAGGAGTATTATAATTATAGTAATAAAAAAACTGAGGTTGTAATGGATATCTTAACGGAGTGTCAAATTGAAGATATTAAAAATATTATGTATAAGGGTGATTGACATGGGAGTTTATGGAGATGATGGATGTCGTAGATAGATTGGTTCAAGTGGAATTAGAAGATGAGGATAATTTTCTTAGGGTTATTGAAACATTAACACGTATTGGGGTTTCTTCTAAACGTGAGAAGAAACTGTTTCAATCGTGTCATATATTACACAAAAAGAATAAGTATTATATTGTACATTTTAAGGAATTGTTTTTATTAGATGGTAAAATGTCAGATTTTTCTGACAATGATCGTGCTAGAAGAAACAAGATTGTTGAGTTACTTGATGAATGGGGATTGATTACGGTTGTTAGACCTGATGAGTTTGAAATTGCACCAATATCACAGATAAAGGTGATACCATACAAAGAAAAAGAAGAATGGGAGTTGATTCCAAAATATAATATAGGGAAACGTAAATAATATGGAGACTCATGAACAATTGCAACGATTGGTTGATGAGTATAAGATAGAAAATGATAAATTTTTAAATAATAATTATTCTGCATCTAAAAGAGCACGCCGTTGCTTATTGGATATTGTTCGTGTATGTTCAATACGGAGAGATGAAATATTAGAAGAAAGAAAATGGATTGTTTCTACATATGGAGAAGGTAATTATGTTGGAGAACATGCCAGAAGAATGGCAAGAAAATATGGACTTAAAGAAGGTGAGTCTTATGATTGGGAAGATTGATTTAATTAATGGGAGAGTGTAATGAGTAATAACTATGTAAATAATTTGTTTATGAGAACTATGATACGTAAGTATGAGTATGAGAGAGATGATGCTATAGCACATATTAAAAATTTGTTTGATAATCCGGTTGTTTCGGATTATCAAACAAACAGTGAACCGTCTATCACTGATGAGTTGGATTCATGGTTACATAAATTGAGTGATGCTGAAAATAAATTAAAAAGTTTGTTAGTGCATTTTGCACAAAAAGACGAAGAAACAAAAAGTGAGTAGTATTAAAGTGGTCAGATTGATATCTGGTGAGGAATTAATGGGTGAGGTTAAGTTAGAAGATGGTATTTACGAATTAAAAAATGTTTGTCAATTAGCTACTTCATATTCTGACCCTACTACTGCCACTGCTAGGATTGGGTTGGCACCGTTTATGCCATATACTGATGCGAAAGATTGTATTAATATGAGTGTTGATTTTGTTGCATTTGTTGTTGATCCCGTGGTTGATTTGGTGAATGAATATAATAAAATATTTGGTGCTGGTATAGTAATACCGAGTTCGAACAAACCTATTAAATCTGGTAGTTCTGCATTTGTTAAAATATAGTTTATAATTTGGAGTTTTTTTTATTATGAGTGTTGATTTTTTCTATACTACTGTTGCTCGTTCAGGTAATGATATATTGTATAATGGGTATGATAGAGATGGGAATTTCAAATCAGAGAGAACTAAGTTTGAACCCACTATGTATTTAGAGTGTAATTCTAATGCAGAAGATTACTACAAATTTGGCAATCCTAATAAAGATTGGTTGTCTATTCAAGGAGTACCTTTAAAGGAAATGCAATTCAGTAGTATGAAAGAGTCTACTGAATTTATTTCTAGATATAATGATACTGATGTTTCTATTCATGGTATGTCTAATTATATATCTCAATATATCTATAATAGATATCCAAATGATATAGAATATAATGAGAAGTTTATTAATGTATCTAATATTGATATTGAAGTTGAATCTAGTGATGGTTTCCCAGATCCACAAATAAGTGCCCAACCTATAACTGCAATAACTGTTAAAGATAATGAGAATATCTATTATGTTTTCGGTTATAGGGATTATGATGTTGATAAATCACCACATAAACATTTAAATATTAAGTATATTAGGTGTTTAGATGAGGATGATCTTTTAAAACGTTTTATAAATTTTTGGTCATCACCAAAACATAGACCAGATGTAATAACTGGGTGGAATATTAAATTTTTTGATATTCCATATATTGTTAATAGAGTAGAAAAAGTACTTGGTAAATATTATGTTAGTAAGATTTCACCATGGAAAATTGTTCGTAACCATAGTGCTGTTAAGATGGGAAAGGACCATCAATATTATAGTATTGTTGGTGTTGAACAGGTGGATTATATAGATTTATATAAAAAGTTTACATATGTAAATAGAGAGTCATATAGATTAGATCATATTGCGTATGTTGAATTGGGTGATCGTAAATTAGATTATTCTGAACATTCCAGTTTGCATGAGTTATATTTAAATGATTTTCAATTGTATATTGATTATAATATAAAAGATGTTGAAATTGTTGACAGGTTGGATGATAAATTACGGTTGATGTCTTTGTGTTTTACGATGGCATATAAAGCTGGTGTTAATTATGATTCTGTGTTCGGTACTACATTGATATGGGATACTTATATATATAGATTATTGTGTGGTAGTAATATGGTTCCCCCACCAAAAAAGGAAAATATTAAGTCTACATTTGCCGGTGGATATGTTAAACCACCGATTTTAGGTAAACATGAGTGGGTTGTGTCATTTGATTTAAACAGTCTATATCCTATGTTATTACAACAATATAACATGTCTCCTGAGACAATATTACCATCTAGTACTAGTGGTGTTGATGTTGAGGGGTGTTTGAGTGTGAAAGAGTTTGACAGACAATATGATTCGACAGAAACAACTATGGCGGCGAATGGAACACATTATAGAACAGATGTTGTTGGTGTGATACCATCTGTAATTGATAAGTTGTATTCTGAACGTCGTGTGATTAAATCTGACATGATTACACTTAAGAAGAAACGTGAAGTGGAAGTTGGTAATGATTTAGATAATAATATATCATCATTACATAATCAACAATTAGCTATTAAGATTATGATGAATGCATTATATGGTGCTATGGGTAATCCTTATTTTAGATATTATGATTTGAGAATTGCGGAGGCTGTTACTTTATCTGGACAACTGTCTATTAAGTGGGCAGAGAAATATATGAATGATTATATTGATTCTATTGTAGGAACAACTGGTGGTGATTATGTTGTTGCTATTGATACTGATTCATTATATGTTAATTTTACTCCTTTAGTTAGTAAATTGGGATTACCGGTTTCTGATAAATCTAAGGTTGTTGATATTCTTGATAAGATATGTAAAGAAAAGTTTGAACCGATGTTGTTATCTGCGTATTTGGATTTATATAATTATATGGGTTGTTATGAAAATAAGATGGTTATGTCACGTGAAGTTATTGCAGATGTTGGTATATGGACATCCAAGAAACGATATATATTAAATGTATTTGATGATGAGGGTGTTAGATATTCTACACCTAAATTGAAGATGATGGGTATAGAGGCAGTTAGAAGTTCTACTCCAGAACGATGTAGAGAAAAAATTAAAGAGTCTTTGGGAATTATAATTAATAAAAATAATGATGATTTAATAGATTTTATTGATGATTTCAGGACGGAATTTAAAAAAATGGATATAATGGATATATCATTTCCACGCGGTATTAATGAGGGTATTAACAAATATTATAGTAGTAGAGATGTATATACTAAAGGTACTCCAATACACGTAAAGGGTGCTTTATTTTATAATTTTCTACTTGGTGATTTGGGGTTGAATGGTAAATATCAAACGATTAAATCGGGAGATAAGATAAAGTTTTGTTATTTAATAGTACCGAATCCTATTAATAATAATACTATTTCTATGTTGGATGTGTTACCGCCAGAATTTAAATTGAATAAGTATATTAATTATGATGTTCAATTTACTAAAGCGTTTTTAGATCCAATTAAGACAATAACCGACTCTATTGGTTGGGATGTTGAACATAGGAATGTTTTAGATGATTTTTTATAAGGAGAGAAGTATATGGGGTTAATGGAACGAATGAGGAAGAATTCTACTTTACAAGATAGAATTTCTGTATTACAAGATTCTATTTATTTGAATAGCAATGATGTGGTTACTACTAAAGTTCCTGCTATTAATATTGCTTTTTCTGGAAGTCCTTTTGGTGGATTTAGTTCTGGGTTAACTATGATTGCTGGACCATCAAAACATTTTAAGACGGCATTCGGTTTATTATGTATGAAATCGTATATGGATAAGTATGAAGAGTCTATATGTATATTTTATGACAGTGAATTTGGTACACCACAATCATATTTTGACACATTTGAGATTGATACTAGTAGAGTGTTACATGTTCCTGTTACAGATTTAGAGGAACTTAAATTTGATATTATGAATCAAGTGAAGGAAATTAGTCGTGATGATAGAATATTTATTATGATAGATTCTGTTGGTAATTTGGCATCGAAAAAAGAGGTAGATGATGCTCATGCTGAGAAGAGTGCTACTGATATGACAAGGGCAAAACAATTCAAGTCATTATTTAGGATGGTTACACCACATCTTACATTAAATGACATTCCAATGATTGTTATTAATCATACGTATGACACACAGGAAATGTTTTCAAAACAAGTGGTGTCTGGTGGTAAGGGTGCATACTATTCTTCCGATAATATATGGATTGTTGGTAGACAACAAGAAAAGGTTGGTTCTGATTTGGCTGGTTATAATTTTATAATTAATATAGAGAAATCTAGGTATGTTAAAGAGAAGTCGAAGATACCTATAAATGTTTCCTTTGAGGATGGATTAGATAGATGGTCTGGGTTACTTGACATGGCTGTGGATTGTGGTATAATAAAGAGATCTGGTGGTTGGTATAATCTTATTGATTTAGAAACTGGTGAGATTATAGATAAAAAGTTTAGGGGGTCTACTACTAATAATATAGAATTTTGGAAACCTATACTGAAATCTGAGAAATTTTTAACTTATTTAAGCAACAGATATTGTATATCAAGTAATAAGACGATTATGACAGATGATGATTATTTGTTTAATATTAAGTAGGGAATTATTATGGATAATATAGATGAGTTAAAGAAATTAAGTGATTGTGCTACATTTATGACTTCTGAAGATGGTGTATCGGAATTTAAGAAAATGTATGAAGTGGTGGAGTCTGAGCATGAGGATTATTATGCTATTAGAATTAAGACGGGGGAGTTTAAAGACATTATATATAAATATGATGGTGTTAATATTGATGAAAGTGGTGATGAATTAACAATCAAGTATGGGTATAATACTTTGGTTGGTAATGATGACTTTAGCGTTAAAACCGCAGATAGTTCAGATGAATTTAAAGTATTGGTTGGTAAGATTTTAAATTTTGTTTTATATGAATATGTTGATAAATATGAGAGTGTAGATGAGTCTAACGGAATTGATGATACTGAAGAACTTAACACATAATGAAGAATATTGTAGAAAGGTATTGCCTTATGTTAAGAGTGATTATTTTAGTGAAGATAAATATAGAACCTTATATGATATAATTGATAATTATTTTGAACATTATAATAATGTTCCAACTACAAATGCTTTACGGATTAGTTTAGATTCTGTTAATATAAACGATAATTTGTATAGTAATGTGGTTAGTGTTGTTGAAGTATTAGATGAATATATTAAAGAGGATTTGGAATATGTAGTTAATACTACGGAAGATTGGTGTCAAGAACGAGCTTTATACAATGCTGTTTTGGAGTCAATTAGTATAATTGATGGTGATGGTGAAAAGGATAAAGGACAACTGCCAAAGATATTGAGTGATGCTTTGGCAGTTTCATTTGATAATAATGTTGGGCATGATTTCATAGATGATTATAAGAAACGATTTGATTTTTATAATGAAAAGGAAGAAAAAATCCCATTTCATTTAGATAAATTTAATAAGATAACTAATGGTGGTGTACCAAGAAAGACCTTAAATATTGCAATGGCAGGAACTGGTGTTGGGAAATCTTTATTTATGTGTGATCTTGCTGCTTCTCATATGATGGGTGGGTATAATGTATTATATATTACATTGGAGATGTCGGAAGAAAAAATTGCTGAACGTGTTGACACTAATTTATTGGACATTCCAATACATCAATTGAAGGAACTTAGTTTTGATGTATATACTAAACGCATTGACCGTGTTAAGAAAAAGAGTACGGGTAGGTTGATAATAAAAGAATATCCAACTGCATCTGCGTCGGTTAGTCATTTTAATCATTTGTTAAATGAGTTATGGATTAAGAATACATTTAAACCGGATGTTATTTTTATAGACTATTTGAATATATGTAGTTCTTCTAGATTGAAGAATGGTAGTAATGTAAATTCGTACACTTTAATTAAATCAATAGCAGAAGAAGTGCGTGGTCTTGCGGTAGAACATAACGTTCCAATATTTAGTGCTACTCAAGTTAATAGACAAGGATTTGTATCTTCTGATATTGGTTTAGAAGATACGTCAGAGAGTTTTGGATTACCGGCTACGGCTGATTTGATGTTTGCGTTAATGTCTAATGATGAATTAGAACAAATGAATCAGATTATGGTGAAACAATTAAAGAATAGATATAATGATCCCAATGTAACCAAGCGGTTTGTTGTTGGGATTGATAAATCTAAAATGAGGTTATATGATGTGTCTGATAATGCACAATCAACTATAACTAATGAAACAAGTAGTAATGATGTTGCGACTAAGAATTTTAATAAACGTATAGGAAATGTGGAGATAGTATTATGAGTAAAAAGGATGTAGAGACAGTTGAAGTTGAAGTTGAAGAAAGTGTTGAACCAACCCTTGAGTTGGAAGATATAACAGAAGATTCTACTGAAAGTAAAGATGATTTTGTAGTTATTGAACCTGATATGAATAAGGCTTTTATTACTGTATATGAAAATGCGGTGGATGATGAATGGTGTGATAAGGTTGTTAAGTTTTTTGATGAAAATGAAGATAGACAACAATTGACCGAACATGAGGATTATAGATGTTTTAAAGAAGTTAATTTATTTGATGAAGAACTGGTTAAGGGGTCTAAACCGACTACTGACTCGTCTAAATTATCGGTTGAATTTATGCATAAAATTTATGATTATATTGAGAGTTATCGTAGATTTTATAACATATCATTTTTTCCATCTAATGCTGCGTGTGAGGAAATTCGTATAAAGAAGTATGAACATAAAGAAAATCATTTTTTTAATTATCATGTTGACGTTGGTGACCATGCATCTGCAAGAAGGTTTTTGGTTATATTGTTATATTTAAATGATGTTGAAGAAGGTGGACAAACGGTGTTCCCTGAATATGGCATTACTATACCTGCTAAAAAAGGGAGTATTGCTATATTTCCTCCATTTTGGACACACCCGCATTTAGGAGAACAACCTAAATCCAATGATAAATATATTATGGGTACATATATGCATTATTTAGATGGTTCTATTGAAGAAGTTGATGAAACGTCTGAGAAAGAATAGTGTATACCTATAATGCCATTTTAAAACGCATTGTTGACGGTGATACATTAGATGCTTATATTGATTTAGGATTTGATGTATCAGTTACAAAACGAATTAGATTAATGTTTATTGATACGGCAGAGTCAAGGACTAAGTTTCTTGAAGAAAAGGAATTGGGGATAGCTGCCAAACATCGTTTATATGAGATAATAGATGAGAACGATGGTGAGTTTATTATAAAATCTCATGGTGTTGGTAAGTATGGTAGAGTACTAGGTGAGTTGTTTATAACAGAATCTGATGATAGAAGTATTAATGATACTCTTGTTATGGAAGGATTTGCCGTGCCATATGATGGTGGATCGAAGATGGAAACGGATGAAAAGTGGGATATGTTGCAACGTAATCGAAAGATGTTTATTGAAAGTAGATTGGAGTAATGTATTACTATTATATAATAAAGATACATGATAGTAGAGTCAAGGTTGGTATCACAAAGAACACAGACCAACGGATTAAGTCATATAGAACTAGTGATCCAACCTTGAGTTATTATAAAATTTATGAACTTGATATTGAAAAGAAAGATATTTTTTCTTTAGAAAAAACAATATTAAATGAATTAAAAAGATGGTTCACTTGTAGGTCTGAGACTATAGAATCTAGTAATATTGAGAATGTAGAAATTATTGTAGATGGACTTATGGAAGAACTATATCATGAAAAAGATAAATATATATTTAATAAGTAGGAATTAACATGGTTAATGAATATAAATATGATGAGATAGATTTCGGATTTACAGCAGTAGATGAAGAAGAATTGGTTAGTATAAAATCAACAAATGATGAAGTTTCAAAAAAGATAGATACTACTAATGTGGAAGTAAAACATGTATTAGAGAAGATGGATGTTTTTCTGGAGAAACAAAATGATGTATTGCGTGAATTATTATCTACAAAACAATTGTATGAAGATAAATCTAGTAGTATGGATATAAGTAAAGAAGTGGTAGAGGATAAACTATTGCAAGTTGAACGTATGATTATGCCTTTATTATATAATTTAATGAAGAATGATGATAAAGATTATATTTATTGGCCAAATCGTGAAGTAATAATAAAAAAACAGATTGACGATATATTGTTATTAACTGGTGGGGATAGCGATAATGAGTAAAGAAATTACCTTTTCATTTGGTAGATTGAATCCACCAACAACAGGACACGGTAAATTATTAGATGCGTTGGCGTCTGTGTCTTCTGGTGAATATAGAATGTATTTATCAAAGAGTCATGATTCTAAGAAAAACCCACTTTCATTGAAAGATAAGGTTAAATTTATAAAGAAAATGTTTCCAAAACATTCTAAAAGTATTATTAATGATGATAATATACGTAATGTTTTTGATATTTTAGTTAAATTATATGATGATGGTTTTAATAATGTTGTTATGGTTGTTGGTTCTGACCGTGTTAATGAATTTAAAATGTTAATGGATAAGTATAATGATATTAAGTCTAGACATGGGTATTATAATTTTACAAGTATTGAAGTGAAATCTGCTGGAAAACGTGATCCGGATTCGGATGGAGTGATTGGTATGTCAGCTTCGAAGATGAGAGTTGCCGCAGTTTCTAATGATTATGATAATTTTAAAAAAGGATTACCGTCAAACTTTAAGGATGGTAAATTATTATTTGATACCATTAGAAAAAATATGAATGTGGAAGAACATGTATTTGATTTTCTGCAAGGTGGTGATATGTTAAGTGAGTATTTTGATTGTGTGGATTCGTATGATATGATAGATTCAACACAAGATAATATATCTGAGTATTTTATTATTGAAGAGTTATATAAATATAACAGTTACTTGAACGAAAAGTCAACTAAATTTAAAAATTTAAAAGAAATAGGAGAAAAAAATGTCAGTTAAAATAGATCCACCAAAGTGGTGTTCGGATGCAGTACCTAGTAATGAGGGTTGGAGACACCCCAGAACTAATGAATTATTAATTTCTCGTAAAGGATTATTAGATCTTGTTAATACAGAGAAAGTTGTTGAGACTGTAGAAAAAGTAAAGAAAAAACCTAAACCCTCTAAAAAAACAGTTAAAAAAGATTGAAATATTATTTAATAGTTTAATGTATGTTTGAAATTTTAAATGATAAAAATATAGTTATATATCAGATGAGGTCGTATGTTAATTATAATTGTCATACGTTGGAAGAGTTTACGGATGATATGAAACGATTTGAGTATATTAAACGATTATTTTATAGGTATCATAATCGTGGTATTCTTAAAGAGAGATTAATATTGAATCATTTAATAGTATTGTATAATGTTTTAGATGGCGAACCGTGTACTAGATTATTGTTTTTTAAGATTGATGGGGAATATCATTATATTTTGAAAACATTTTTATTATTTATAGACAGGTTGCCCACAAGGGTTGATGTGGATGGTGTTAATATAAAAACTATTAATGCTGACCCATATATATATACAAAGTTAAAGGAGATATAATGTCGGCAATGATAGATGGTTATATATCATATAAGTTTTTGAGAATTTTGACTACACCATGGCATAAACAAGAAGCTTATAAACATGGTATTATTGATAAGAATGGTAAAAATTTGAGGACTAGTAAAACTTTAAAGACCAAAAAGGAAAAGGAGTCATATACACTTCTTCATAGATTGGTATTTAATATAAAACGTATATTGTCTAAAATTCCGGGTGGTGGTAGTCAAATAGCATCATATGTTGCTGCTTTTGCATTAATTCGTGAGAGTGAGTTGTCGGATGAAAGTCAAAGGATACTTAAAGGTTGTTTGATTGAGTATGTTAATGTTATGGAATTTGATAATTGTGAAAAGAAATGTATTGATGAGAATTTTGCAAATGCTATTGGACCTATTGGATCATCTGGAGAGACTAGTAATTTTGCAGGGTTGGGGAAAACTCCCCCATTTAAATTTGGTGGGTTTGCAGTATATCCTGTAAAATTTGATACATATGTCAATTTGATGAAAGGTAAGAAGAAGTATGCGAGATGGAAGAATTATATGTCGTCAGAAGAGTCAAAGGATGTTAGGAAGTATATTAAAAATAACCCAAAAAAGAATGTTGTGATTCAGGATGATACTTATGGTAATATGATGATATTATATAGACATAATGAGGTGTAATTTATTTAATATGATGTGAGGTGGTGATATGAGTTATATAGATAATTCTTATATTATGAGAATGTCTTATAAGTTTGATATGTTTGTGAAGAAAAAGGATAATTTGTACAATTTTAGATGTCCATTATGTGGTGACTCTAAGAAAAATAAAACAAAATCTAGAGGGTTTTTATATTTAAAAAAGAATAATTATTTTTATATGTGTCATAATTGTGGTGCATCAATGAATTTTAAGAATTTTATTAAGATGATTGATAAACCTTTGTATGATGAATATGTTATGGAATTGTGGAAGTATGGTAAGAGTTTATCGGATAAGGTAAAGAAATCCGATGACCCTGAATATAATATGAATTTTTCTTATAATAGGAAAAGAAGACGTTTTGATTAT